CACTTGAACCTGATGTATAACTTCTTCTTACAATTTGATAACCTGTGCCAGTGTCTTCAAAAAAGATTCCATTGTTTGCATCAAAACTTCCAACACGTTGTTCTAATCCAGATTCTTGTGCATTCATGACAAATGTATTAAATATAAATAATGACTTACCTGGTTGATAAGACATAACTCTTTTGGATTGTCTAATCACTTTGTCACCACTAGCTGTAGTTACATTTAAATTAACCGTAGATTTATTTGCGGTATAAGTAACCGTTCCTGATCCAGTTAAGTCTTCATCAAAAAGATTATTTTTTGACATTACATTTGTACTATCAAAAATAGTAAATGGATTAGAAACTCTTAATCTTCCAAATGCATCATAAGCATTTGACCCGTCTCCACCACCGATTACGGTTGGTTCAACATTAACGTTGTTACATCCTTGGCTCATATTACCTCATTGTATACCAAGAAACTCTTTCGACTTCTTGTTTTAATTCTTCTTGATAAGAAGTGTTTAATTTATCTTTCATTGTTTGTAAAGATTGAGAGACCTGTCTTTGGTTTTCTTCAGTATAAACTGGTGTAGGTTCAGGTATTTGTATATCAATTCTAGCCATTATCTTCTTCCATCAGGTTTTATATCAGCTCTAAAAGTTCCGTATCTCCAATTCTGATCGGTAGAAGTATTTGCTATTCTTAAACTAGCTGCTCTACCTCTTGCTCTAGTATCCACTTTATCTGTTGATGAATTGACTGTAAAAGGACCTAAGGGAGATGATGAAGAACTATCTGTAGAATAATTTCTAAGATTTATTGTGACTTCTGCATTTCCAGTTAATAATTTAAAGTCAGGTAAAAATCTTCTCATACTCATAAAGACTTCACCATCTGTTATATCAAAGTCACCTGATTGTATAAATGCAAGTATTGCTGTTTTATTACCATCAGAATCTACTTCGTTATTACCAACTTCATGCTCATAATAAATAGAAGCACCATTTACATTAGTTACTCCTTGTATAGTTGGAAAAGTTGGAGTGCCTGAAGAATTAAATTTAGTTGCATATGGATTATCATACAATGTAGCATCATGCCAAGAAGTTCTAGCTAAAGATCCAGTTGTCCACGTACGTTCTGTATAATTAAATGTAACAACTCTATCTGGTTCTACTGAACCTGCTTTAGGATAGAACCAAGATATTTCTTCATACAAATGATTTAATCCAGCATATACTTGTTCACCTGCATTGTAATTAATTCCTAAATTATTTCCTTTATCTGTAAATACAAAATCTTCTACCAAACAAGGTACATTTTTAACTGTACCATCATAAACAAAAAATCCACCTGCTTGACCCATCCACCATACAGCTCCATTAACATATTTAATTGCATGTTGTCCGATTGCTCCACAGTTAGAACCTACCTGTCTAATAGAAAATGTAAATGGTGGACCAACAAACTGCATGACATATGCAGAGGTGTCGGTAAGAATTAAGATATAATCTTTACCTTTTACCGCTCCTATAATTTTTACACCAGAATCTAATCTAAAAGTTCCTGCAGTATTTGTAGAGGTAGGAGTATAATCAGCAATACTCTCTTGATCAGAAAATCTAATAAACATTTTATCTTGTGATGATTCACTACCTATAGTTGTTTCAGTTCCAAGAATAATTAAATGTCTATCTCTTTCAGATACAATAGACATTACTGATCGTGTTGGAGCTCCACTTATAACTGCTGCTCTTGTTTGTAATGCAGAAGAAGATGCTTGAAGTGGATCCCAATAATAAGTTTTTCCATTTTTTACAGTTGCAATAAGTTTTTGTCCAAAATGATCTAGTGACCATGAAGCTGGATCTAGTAATACAGAAGAGCTTGTAGATGATTCTCCCCATGCAGTATAAAATTCTACTGATGCTCCATCAGCATGAGCCGAACGTGTTCCTGCTACATCTCTCGTAATCCCTGTTAAATCATTACCAGATACTCCAGTATAAGAAATAAATTCTGCTCCAACTTTAATTGTGCCTGATGTTGGAAATCCAGTAACTGTATTTAGTGTAATATCAGTCCCAGTTCCTCCAGTTCCGTTAGTGTCATCTAACAATGCTCCGTTTAAAGTAGAAATAACTCCAGAGGCACCACCAAATGTTGAAGTGCCCCAACCGTAACCATAACTTTGTGTAAGTGGTCCTGGTTTAATATATGGATTAACGGTTGCAGCTCCACCTGCAGAAATAGTTGCTGTTGCAGCAGTTGCCATTGTAATTGTAAAAGTATCATTTGTTGGAACAGTCACTACTTCAAAAGTATTTGTTTCAAAGTCTGCTGCTACATATCCTGCGCCAGGTGTTGTAACTGATGTAAATGTAAATAAATCTCCTGCAAATAATCCATGGGCTACTTTGTTTACAGTAACTGTAGCCGATGTATCTGTAGTATCAAATGTAATTCCAGTAATGGCTGTATCTAATGGAGTAATATCATAAAAGGCTCCTTCATAATAAATTGCTAATATTCTATTTGTTCCAAGAGCAGCGTATCTTCTACCGTCTAAATCTGCCCAAACAAGCTGTTCTCTTACAGCACCAACTAATGTATCTCCGTTAATTTGTTGCCAACCCCCTATTTTTTCTGGAAGTCCATATCTAAATCTAACAAAATCCCCATCAGTCCACTGTCCCTCAGCTCCTGTTGCAGTTACTTGTTTGTTAAATCCTGGCGCTATTTGTACGTTTGTTAAAGGCATATCGAATTATACCACGTTAGAATTATTAAATCTATTATATATATTTATTTAAGTTTTACTTCTGAATCATCAAATGAGATTTTGTCTTGAAATTTAGGGTCAAGTTTTAAATATTTTTGGTGTATTTCAGCTACAATTCTAGCAAGACCATTAACAAAATGTCTTCCATCATCATAATTAATTGTGACCTTACCTTTGTCGTTTATTAACTTTGCTTCTTCTTTAGTAAATACAATTTTACAATTATCTTCTTCCCAAATAAATTTCATATCAATTTTTAGGTATCCCTAAAGTTTGTCTACCATCCCATTTAAGATTTTTAAATTCACCATTTTTTAAAACATAATGAAAAAAAATTTGAAAAGAATAATCTCCATTATATTCTTCTCTCCAATGTTCTAACTTTCCACCAAAATACAAAACACCATCTCCTGGTTTAATTATTATTTTTTCTCCATCTATGAAAAGAGGCCACTCATTATCTGCCTTAACATTTACACTAATAGTTACTTCACAAGAAGGTCTGTCTGTGTGTTTTTTTAAACTAGAAAATTTTTTATACAATCTCCAAAAACTGTAAGTTTCAATTAATTCAAAGTTACTTGCTTTTTCAAATATTTGTTTTTTAGACTCCAACAAAGAATCCGTAACAGGATCTCCGTATCTAATCGTTTCATTTAAAGGTGTTTGTTGGCAAAAAGTAGTTTGATTGCTAAGGTTATATAATTTTGCATAATTAAATAATAGTTCTCTTTCATCATTAGAAAGTATATTTTTAATATAAATATATTTATTTAAATCATCCATGATACAATAGTAAATCTTGTTCCTTCAATTACTGGTGTTGCTTGATGTGGGTATAAAAAGTTACTTGGCCATAAAACAATTTTTCCAGGTTGTGGTTTTATTTCTAAAATTAAATTTTTTTGATTAGGTTCAAAAAACTGTAAATAACCTCCTTCATAATCATTATTTAAAAAAATAATAGCAGAAAGTTCTCTATGAGTTTTAAGACCACTATCATTATGTGTTTTATAAAAACCACCCTTATTATATTTTAATAAAGTTATACCTTCAATTACTGATATTCGATAATCTATTTCTCTTTCATTAAAATATTTTTCAGAAGTATTTACTAAACCTGCACAAATTAAATTAAACCAATGTGCTTCAGTAATTCCCTTAAACTTTGACAGACCATAATTTTTTACATCTCTGATATTTTTATTAATTTTAGAAGATCCATCATTTGATATAATAGATGCTTCTTCAAACTCTTCTATATTACCAAACGTTTTTAAAAAAGCTGAAACATGTTCTGGAGTAAAAAAATTATAAACTCCAATAAAATTTTTTATCTCCATTTTTGTTTATTCCAAAGAGTTTTTTCATACCACTTCATTAAAAAAGTAGTCATTTGAAAAAGAATAGAATCCATTTTTTTTTCGTCCCATTCTTCAATTTTCATTTTCCAACTTTCTTTTTTAAACGGAAAGACACTAGCAATAGGAGTTCCTTTTTCTAAAACCCAAGTACCTTCTTTTTTAATTACACAGGGAAAATTTGTAGGTAAAGCACAAGGCCCGTCTACAATTCCTGAAAAAATTTCAAATCTTTTTTCAGCTCTATTAATAGGTTGCATATAAAAAACTGAATAACCTTTTGGAACAAGGATAGTCCAAGGATTTAAAATCTTAAATATAGGAAAATTTTTATTTTCTTTGACAAAGGGGCATTTTTTTCCTCCTACTTGATCTATATTATGTACTTCTCCATGTGTACCCATGTTTACACCTATATATTGTTTTTTATCTCTAAAAAAACCCATAGAGTTTGCATACTCCAACCAAGCATTTAACTTGTCGTCTGGACCTTTTACGTTAAAATTAATTTTTTGGTCAATAGGATTTTTTAAAATATAGCCCGCAGTAAGACTATCTAAAAAAGGTTTACAAGCTTTGATAGTACGTTCTGTATGGATATCAGGATTTGGTACATCTTTGTACCACTGTGGTATATTAAGTATTGCAGGTTCTGGATGAATGGATTTGTCTTTTACAATATTTGGATGAGCTGCAAAAGTAATTATTCTTTCATTCATTAGAGTTCCATCGAAGACGGAACCTGTATATCATTTTTTATTAAACAATCAACCCAATTATAACCTGTGATAGGATAGGTCAAAGAATCTATATTAATAGCTTTTAAAGTATTTAAATTAGTAGTCCAAATCGCAGGAGGATTTGTTGCAAATTGAATTGCTGTTTCGAGATTTTTTATAAGCTTATTCAGTTCTGATCTTATATCCTCTACACTAAAAGAATCTTGAACTCCCTGGTTATCAATCAAGGAAATATTTAAAGGCTGGCGTGAAGTAAAAACTTTATTTCCTGATTGAAGTAAAGAATAATCTGCATCTGAAATTTCTTCATAAGAAGAAATATCGACAAAATTATTTATCCAAAAATCTCTGGATTCTATATCTTCACAAATTCTTATATAATGATTATCTGTATTTTTTAAAACAAACTTTGCCATAATTATGTTCCTGAGTTGTCATAAAGTAAGAAAAATCCTGGAGTGCCAGGAGTTGAATTATTAGTAGCTCTTGCGGCTCCGGCACCACCTGTTCCTTTGTTATAGTAAATAGTTTCTGAACCCGTTAAACCGGTTTGAGCTCCTGGAGAACTTCCTGGATTACCGGGTTGACTTAAAACACCACCGTTTCCACCATTAGCAGTTCCAATACTTGTAACATTTGTAGCCCCTCCTGGAGATCCAGCATCAAAACCATTACCTTTGCCTCCACCATTTCCTACTGAGTATGGATAACCTGTACCGCCTGTAATTGGAGCAAAATAAAAACCAAATCCTCCATCACCGCCAGCACCACCACTAGCCTGATTATTAGGGTTTCCACCACCAGATCCTCCACCGCCACCGCCTTTTATAAAAGCTGACGCATTGTTTGCGGCTGGGTTAGCTGTGTATGTTCCTGTAGCACCACCATTAAAAGCATGAGATCTAACAACGTCTTGAGCACCTGATGCCCCACTTGATGCAGCAGTAATTCTTCCATCAGCATCTACAGTAATTGTAGCTGAAGTATATTCTGCAGCAGTAACGCCAGTTGAAATTAATTGATCTGGACCAACTGAGTCAGTAGCAAGTTTTGCTTGTGTAATTGTAGATTGAGCAATTTTATCAGCAGTAACTGCTGATGCAGCAAGTTTTGCTTCTGTAACATTTAAGTTTGAAATTTTTGCAGTAGTCACCGCATTGTCAGAAAGTTTTGCAGTAGAAATTGCAGCATCATCAATTTGTGCTGTAGCAATTGTTCCACCCAAAGTGTTTAATGCAATCTCGTTTAAATTTGTTCCATCAGAATAAGCAGCAACGATTGCAGCTTCACCTGCAGTAAAACCAGTTCCACTTACAGTTTTAATTGTTAAATTTGTTACACCTGTTACAGCAGATAAATCAAAGATATAAAATTTTTCAATTGAGTCTGGAATAGTTACAGTTGATGCAGTTGTTAAAGTTCCAGTAAACTTTAAAACCATGTTTCTTGCATTTGAGATAGCTTTATCTGTCATTGCAAGAGCAACAGTTCCACCATCAGAAAGTGCTACTGATTCAAAACCTGCAATTGCTTGTTGAATTAAGTTTAAGTTATTATTTGTATTTTCACCCCATGTACCAGCGTTTTCGCCAGTTTGCATTAATTCGAGTTTTAGATCTGTTGAATAACTAGATGCCATAAATTTTGTCTCCTAAATAATTATAATTTTACCTTAATCATGCAGCTAAATCAACCTCTGTCCATACATTACTTACGCCAGGATCAATCTCTTGCCATGCTGTGATATTAGTACTTCCTATTGAACTAGTCAATTCTATGCCTGTAACATCAACATCTGCGTTAGCAACAATACCTTCTTCACCTAAGAATAAGGTCATTTCAATGCCTGTTACGTCATATATAGTGTTTTGCTCTACCTGTCCTATAGAGCTTGTTAATTCAATACCTGTTATTGTTACATTCGCGTCTGCAGTAACTGTCTCTTCTCCAATAGAGCTTGTTAATTCAATACCTGTAACAGACACATTTCCATCAGCTACAACTGTTTCATTTCCAATAGAACTTGTAAGCTCTTGTCCTGTTATATCTACATTTGCAGTACCTGTGACTGTTTCATCACCAATGGATGAAGTAAGCTCTAATCCAGTAACGGATACTGTAACTCCTATATCAAATGTTACTTGTCCAATTTCTGTATCTAAATTATCATCAATAACATTTACAGTTACATTACCCCCTGCCTCAATATCTACAGGTCTAATAGAGATAGTCATTTCACTACCAACAACAGATAGTGCTTGTACCTCTCCTACAGATAAGGTTGCTTGTATTCCTGTAACGTCAATATTGGCATCTCCAGTCATTGTGATTTGACCTGGAGTAGCTGTTAACTCTTGTCCAGTTGGACTTGCGCTAGCACCTGCCGTAATTTCAGCAACTGCACCTACAGATATTGTAGCTGACACGGATCCTGTTTGAGCAGAATAAGCATCTCCCCATACCATTGATCCCCAAGAATCTCTTCCCCATCCTGCACCAATTAAAAACTGATCATCAATAGTGACAGCACCTGGTGTTGTAGTTAATTGTGAGCCAGTTACATCTTGTTGAATACCTCTTGCAATATCTTCCTCTCCCATAGAAAGATTTGCTTGAATACCTGTAACTGATACATCTGCTGACGCACCTGAAACAGCTCCTGCATTAGTAAATGTGAGTTGTGATCCTGTTACATCAACATTTGCGTTAGCTTGAGTTGTTGATTGCTCTGTAGATGTGGTTAATGATACGCCACTGACTGAGACGGTTTCGTCAGATAGGTCTCCCCAATCTGATGCTCCCCATGTTTTATTACCCCATCCAGTGGCCATATCATTTTATTTCCTTTAATTAAGCAATTCTTAAAATCGCAGCAGAAGTTGTGAATGCAGGGAACTGGATTGTAAATGTTCCAGATGTTGCAGTCTTGTCTCCACCGAAATCTAATACAGCAACCGCTTCAGTAGTACCTGTACCACCGTCAGTAGTTGTATTGTAAATTAAAGCACCTCTTGCTGTTAGTGTAACACCAGTAAAAGATAAGTTAGCGAAGCTAGTAATAGCGACACCAGATGATACCTTAACACCTTGGTTAACTAAAGCTTTACCACCTGCAGTGTAACCTGCCGGTGAAGATACTTCAGAAGTTGATGAATAGTTAGTAGTTGATGCACCGATAGCTGCAGCAGAAGTATACATTGCTAAATTAAATGTATCTCCACCACTATCGAAATCATGCTCACCACCCATCAATTGTTTTTTGAATGAATTGCAAATTGCATTAGTTGTAATAGCCATAATTATTCTCCTTTAATTTTATGGTGATGGTGATGGAACCTTTATTCTAGGCACACCACTATCATATTCTCCTCGTCTTCTTCTACCCATTTGTTGTAGAGCAAAAGCTTGTACTTCTTCATCATACTTGCTTTTATAAAGTGTGTAAAGATCTTGAGGACCTTTAAGATAAGAAAAAGCTTCAGTTAAGACACCATGTAATAACATTGTCTCTTGATAAGTTGACAAATATGTATTTGTTGAACTATCGAAATGTGGTGGATCTTTAATGAAGTTGATTTGAATAGTGTAAGCTGAATCTGGTGTAGGTGCTACTAATATATTAAAATCATCCCAATTAGCATAAAACTTAGGCTCACCTGTAGTGCCTCCACTGTTATATTCAGATATAAAACTTGTATCTCTTCGTTCTAAAAAAGTTCTATCAGAACCATTTATCATTTGTACTGATCTAATAATCATACAATCAGCAGGTAAACTGACATATCTATTTCCAGATGTAAAAGTAGATGTAGAATATTTTCTTAAATCATCATAGTCTACTTGACCTGCTACATTAAGTTCTGTAGCTCTAATAAATTTATCAATAATAGAATCAGTTAATACATTAGAATCTACTTCTGTATAATCTCTAACCTGTGTTAAAAAATCTGCATGTGTAATAGCCATTATGATATCTCCACTGTTGTTTTACCAACTATTGAAATAAGTTGTCTTTTTCTATTTTGTTCTGCACCATTATCAGGCTGCATTCCAGAAGAATCAAAAGCAAATTCTCCAGGTAAGGATAAATCAGTTGTAGTAAATCTAGATCCTCCAGAGTTAAAAGTAAAATCTTGAGGTCTTGCATTTCTTAATGCAATCGCATCTGCCTTAACTGTTTTTCTTCTTATTTGTGGATGTTTAGGCTCAAATTCAGATATATGTACTAATGCACCTGTCCATTCTCTAACCATTTCTTGATATGGAAAAGCCATTCCAGAACGATCAGATATTGCATGTGATTTTTTACCTGTTGCGTATGCCATTATACTCCATCTCCAAAGTAAGTTTGTGGTGAAATATATAAAGAAGTTCTAGAACCATCTTCATCTAAAGCTCTTTTCATTTCATCTTCATAAGCTAATTTTAACATTTGTGTTCTATCTGCAGCTTTTAAAAACGATAGATAATAAGCTAGACCTGCTACCATACAAGGTAAAAATCTATAAGGTGCATCAGGAGTATTTGTATATCCTCCAGCATCTTCAATTCTAGCAATATAATAATATTTTAAATAAGTGTAAGTAGATGCATCAGGTGTTTGATACAAATATATTTGTGGATTAATTTGTCTATCTACATAATACTGTGACGGTTGTCCTGTGGCACCTTTATTTGGTAAAGCTGCATAGTTAGATCTATCTGTTTTAGTTAAAGATACATCCGTTATCGACGGCCCCGTGCCAGCTCCTGTAGATATGTAAGCTTCTAATACATCACTACAATCACTTGGAGTTGCGTATTGTTCTGTTCCTGATGTTAATACTTGTTCATAATTTTTTACCTTCCATAAATGTAATCCTCTGTTACCCCATTCAGATAACAATAAATTTAAATTTCTTCTAGCTCTTTTTAAATCATAACCTGAGTCTGTAGATAAACCACATCTTTCATATGCTTCATCTATAATTTCATCTATATTTAAATTAAATGATGTAGTTCCTGAGCTAGCCATTATAACATTCCTTTATAATAATCTTTCATGTTTATAAAACCACCTGTAGAGTTTTTAGAAATACCTCCACCAGCTGTGCTTTTAGTTTGTTGTTGCATTTGTCTTAATCCTTCACTCACAGCAGATTCTAAAGACATATCAATTCTTAAATCGCTAACTAATGAATTAAACTTCTTTTTATTAGCTGGACTTGCATTCTTGTAATATTTAGCTGCGTAATCCATTATAAAATATCTTTATAATAATCCTCGTAAGATTTATTAGAAACCATTTGTTCTCCAACTTCTGATTTAATATGAGAACCAATGTATTCACCCATTTTAGGAGATCCTGAACTTCTTTTTTTCATTGGAACACAGTTAGGTACTTTTTTACCATTCTTCATCTTAGTTCCAACCATTTCATAACCTTCCCAACAAGGACCTTTTCCTTTTTTCATTTTTTTTGCCATTATTCCTCCATTTTAGCGGCCGCATTGTAAGTTTTATACTTATCCTTTTTGCGGTTGTACAACTTCTTTGATTGTACCACTTTTGGCTTAAACAGTAAATGTCCTTGAAAGAGCGTTTTTGCGATTAGGTTTCTTAGCTTGAAGCTTCTTCTTTTTATCTTTTTCTTTTTTTTCGCCACTTAATTGACCTTCTACTTGTTTTGTTATTTGTGATCTTCCTATTGGCATATAATATTTTACCTTTTTTTGTTTAATTAATCTAGACTTAAATCTCCTTATTCTAAAATTAATGTTTGGTTTTTATTTGAGGTTATTTCTTTTTTTACTGAGGAAACATTCAAATTCCAAGATATTATAATTTTTGTTTCTTCTTTTTGTAAAGCTGGTGCTCTGTGAATTAAATGTGAAGGAAAAAATATAATATCACCTTCTTTTACTTTTATTCTAAAAGATACATCAAAATTGTTTGGACTTAAAAACTCAGTATAGTTACTTATGTCATCTTCAGGTAATTTTAAATAATAAACTCCTGAAAAATTATCATGATGTATGTGCCAGTTATGTGTATTATTTTTTTTATATACTTGATACCAAATTTTATTGATTATAATATCAGTGTAACCTAAAGAATCAGAAAATTTACTTAATTGGCTATACAAATCATTAATTAAATATTTTATCCAAGGTCTTTCTGTATTATCTGCCAAAGGCCAATCTAATTTAAAAATTTTGTCATTAAAATTACCTTTATTATTATGCCAACCTTTATCCTTAGAGTTTAAAATTAAATCTGTTAAATGTGTCTTTAATTTTGAATGACTATTAAATTGATCTTTTAGAATAAAATTAATTATTTCAAATTTTTTAATCATTATTATAAAACCAAATCTTTAGCTTTTCCTATTATTGGTTTATATTTTGTTTTACCTTCTGATTTATAGGCTAACATAAATTGTTCTCTTCTATTTTCGGGTACCCAACTGCAATGAATCCATCCTGAGTTTGGCTCACCAGGAGTATAATACTCCAAAATCAATTGATCTGTTTCAAGATTTTTTTTAATCCAATCTGCAACTTCTGCATTATCTACACCTACGCATTCGAAATCTGCGGCTTCAGCTTTAGCATGCTGTGAGTTAGCTGAACTACCTATAGCAAGACATAATTCAACACTACGAAATCCGCTAGTCACTTTAACTCTACCGAAGTGGTCTCGAACGGGTTGAAGAATATTTTCGCACAACGCTTTTAGTTTTTCTATTTGACCTGCATTAGGATTATTATTAATTCCTTTTCTGACAGCAGTATCAGATTTGATGAGTTCTAAAAGAGTAAAATTTCTACTAAGATTCATTTTTTTTTATTTAATATTTTACTATAAAGGTTGTATTTCACAATAGCTATCTGCCGTAGGTCTTCCTATTTTTCCAACAGGTATAAAATTAAATGCCAATGATATTCTTTCTTCATGAGACTTATTTATATTTATCTTATGAAAAACTTCTGAAGGAAATATTACTATGTCTCCAGGCAACGTATCAATTAAAAATTCGCAGTTGTTTAACATATTGTACTTTTTAGGAATTAATAAAAATCTTTTAGTTTCATAATTTACAAAAGTTATTTTTGCTTTTTCTTTTGGTGTTTTTAAATATAAAACTCCACTGTACATACAATTATTATGATTATGATAATTTGCTCTCTGGTTATTAAGTGTTTTAGTTAACCACGATGTTGTTATTTTAAATTCTTGATCCCATTCTAATATATTAGAAACATAATTATTAAAATGTTCCTCAACATGTTTTCTTATTTCTTCATACGGTTTTTTATCTAAAATTTTTTTATCTAAAGACGAGTACGAAAATTGTTCGTTTGAATCAACCTCTATATATTTCCATTTAATTTTCTCTAATTCAGGATATATTTTACTAATTTCATAATCTATACTATTTAAATAGATAGGCTTAGAAAAAATTGGAAATACTTTTGCATCTTTCATTATTTTGGTTTTATAATTCTTTTTATACTTATACTGCCATCTATATTTTTTTCAAGCTCTGCATCTACAGTCCCGCACATGTACTGAATATTAACATTTACATCACGTTCCGCCAGGCGTTTTCCCTTCAAACAATCTGACATAGATTCTTTTATTCTATGTTCTTTAAGCTCTCCTGCTATAAACATACAAAGAGCAACAACACTACTAATGACCGTTTCCATTAGCAAACTCCCGTTGTTTGTCTTTTAATTTTTCTATATCTTTTTGAGCTTTATCTAATTGTTTCATTAAGAATTCTATATTAACTTTATTAGTCATATTCATCTCTTGAGTCTGTTGCATTTTTTCTACTTGTTTATATAGATCTTCGATAAGCATGAACTGCTCAGAATCAGCGGGCAACGAACCCATTAAACCTCTTGGCCATTTTATTCTAAACTCTGTGTTATCTTCAACATCTGCTTCCATTAATTGTAATCGAGTATGATGTTGGTTTTGTGTTTCAATCAAACCAAAATAAGCCCAGGTGCCGATTGCGACAAGACCGATCAAACTGGCAACCGTCTTCATAGGCATCTGCACGGAAGCCTCCTCAGAGATAGTGAGTGGTTTCTTTATTGACATGAAAGGCACTCATCTGAACCAGAATCTAATTCAGCTAAGGCCTCCTCTTTACAATCCTGACTACAAAATTGATCTAATTCATCTTTTGGTTGAAACTCTTTTTCACACTGTTTACAATTTTTCATTATCAAAATCCTTAAATAACCACTCGACGTATTTTTTCCATAACTTTTTTAGATATTTCATTTTCTACCTCTTTTTTTTCTTAGAAGTTTTATTCTAAAGTGCCATAACCAAGATGTAAACTTGACAGTATAAGTTTCTATAAAAGAAAAAAACTTATCAATACTAGCAAAAAAAGTATACAACCATTTATCTATCATGTGCTTGCAACTTTACCTTTATTTACACCTTCTTTAATTACATACTTTTGTGTTCCGTTTGCACCTGTCTCAACTTCTTTTTTTAAATTTTTGAATAATATTTTTTCTTTTTCTGTTTTATCTTTTTGTTTTAAAAAAGATTCAATTGTTTTACTATCTCTCATAACTACTCCTCTATTTTTTCTTCCATTTGGTAGAACATTTTATCACTATCTTCTGTAACCATGCTAGTATCTTCTGCATCCCAGTATGTAGTTTGTACTTTATAGTCAGGCCAGCTGTTATCAGTAGTGTAGCTATTAACATGCCACAGAATGCGATTGTTAGGCTGAGCAGCAAAATTGCCGTTAGTAAGTTCCAATATATGTGCACACTTATGTTCTTGAGGAATTTCAGAATGTTCGGTATCCAAAATATTAGTCTCTGGATGAGCCCAATCAACTGTGAATAAATATTTGCCATGATAAAATTTTTTATCTAGTCCTAAATATTTACCGTTTATACCATCCAACCAATCAAAGCAATGCACGCTAGGCCAATAACTAAAACAATTCCACAATTCCAATTCGTGCGTCTGCATATCCGGCACATCGGCTCGGTCATACGATTTTTGGAAAAACGCTGAGATAGGCAAACGCCAATAGCACGCACCATTAGGAAGCATGATGTTAAATAAAATTGCAAGCCCTGATATTGATGTGAGACCAAAGATAACACAGTCTTCGCTTTCTCCATGATGTTCTTTAAGGTCATAAAGATACTCCTTTCTGATCTTACAATAGATCGGTGGTATGTTTGCATTGAGATAGGCCATTTAACATTTCCACCTTCTCCTTGCAGCGCAAATTCTTTTATCTGGAGTTTTGCTACAATTTACATTATGCATTCTCATTTGTCCTGCAGATCTTGCACAATAAGATTTTCTTCTTTTTGCTGCTTTACTTCCTTTTTTAACTTTACCTGTTACTGCTGTTTTAAGTTTAGATCCAGGATTCATTCTTCGATAAGCTGCCACACCTGCACGAGTCATTCCCGCTCCACTTTTAGTAGAACGATAATTTTTTTTATTTCGCGCAGGCATACCACCTTTTGCAAAGCTGTCTATTTCTAAACCTAGATCAGCATAGTAATCCATAATAACTATCCGTTTTGACCAGTAAGATTAGGTCCTGAATATTTATCTGTTAATAAAGTATAAGCAGTAATATTTTGTTTTGTTTTACAATAAATACCTTGAGGAAATAAAATACCATCCTCTGGAAATGAAAAATTAACTACATCTCCACTAGGCACATCACCAACAAACAAAGTATCACCAGCATTAGAGGTTGTCGTTAATTCTAACAAACCATCCCCACCACCGCTAGAGGCAATTATAATTCCTTTTAATCTAATTGGATTAGGAATTATAGCTGTAGCTCCTGCAGCTGCTGCAGATCTAGTCGCTTGTATATCACTTTTAGCTGCCATGTGTTCTCCTTAGTTGTGGCTCCCGAAGGAGCCACGATTAATTATTGATTACTACGCAGAATAACCGTAAACTTCAAGTAAGAATTTACCTGCAGTATATGTTCCTGTAGTACTTCCTGCTTGAACGAAATATAAATATTTACCAACAGTTGGTAAAGTAATTATGTCGATGTCCCCTGCAGCTACACCACCAGAATTTAATAAAGATGATGCAGTTAAAGTACTGATTGCAGTTGAGTAAACACCTGTTGCTTCATCTGCTTGATAAATATCAATATCAGTATCTCCTGTTGCTGGAGTTTCTAAAGTTAATAGCCTTGCAGAAAACAAAGTTCCGTTGTTTGCCGCTGTAAGTGCAGCAAAATAAGCTGGACTTGAGTTATCGACTCCGATAATATCATTTGTAGTTCCAGATGAAGTTATACCTGTTAAATCAATCATAATAGTTGTTTTAATAATTGATCCAACTTTTTCTAATGAAGTTGCATAAACTCCAGTTGCAGATATACCTGCTCCTGCTGTAGCATTTGTGTTAGCAGTTGCTGAAACAAATCCTGTAGAATCTACAGAAAAGTTAGTTGTAAGGGCACCAGTAGATGAGTTTTTAGTTACTCCTAAAAAACCATTTTCCGATCGGACTGGTCCTGTAAATGTAGTGTTTGCCATAATAGTCTCCTTTGTATAGCGTTCGTTATGTAGTCTCTATACCGTCTGCCTAGTCAGTCTACACAACAAATTAATTGTTCTAGGTGTTTTAATTATACATAAAAAAAGGGGCAGAGTAAACTCCGCCCCTTTTCAATAATACAATTAAGTATTAAAGCTATTATGTTGGTAAGTTTCCGTTACCAAATACACATCTTGGATCAGAGAATCCAAAAGAGTATCTTTCTCTAGCTTTAAATCTAACATTTCCTGTATCGAAATCACCTTCCATAGCAGTTTTAATTGGACTTCTAATGAAGTGTTTAAAACCGTTTGGAGCATCAGTCAAGATGAAGTATGAATCAGTGTCAGTTAAGAAGTTATTAACTCTGTAACCTTCAGGAATCATTCCCATGTTTGCGATAGCATTGATGTCGTTATCAGCTGTGCCAACTCTTTGAGGAGACTTCATTAGTCTTTCAGCAGTAAATTGTAATTCTTTTGGAATTATCATTTTTCTGCCCATAAGAGCTATTTTTAAGCCTCTTTCATCAACGAAACCAGAGATATCGATTAACGATTGCTCTAAAGATGTTTCGTTAAGGTCAGCAGCAGTTGCTAAAACGTTCGAGAAAGTTCCACCAGTTGCAAGTGGGTGATTGTTCGCAATTAATGGAACACCGTCACCGCCATTGAAACCAGTAGCTCTTTGAGCGTTGTTAAGCACTGATGCAGCTTTAACTTGTTTAGTGTTAGACATAGATCTTGCAAGAGCTCTTGTGTATCTTGCAGCTAATCTATCATACAGATTATCTTCAATAGCTTCTTCAGTAATTGAGAATGCTAATGCGATAGTTTCGTGTGAGTATCTAGCAGTGAAAGTTTCAGTTGCTTGATCAAACACTACTCCAGCACCTTCTTGTTTAACTGGTGCAGAAGCGAAACCACTTAACATTACTTCTTCTTCAAAAGCTCTGTCAGATGTTTCAGCTGGGAAAATTTCCGCGTGCTGATTTTCGTATCTGTTATATTCCAGGCCGAATAAAGCATTCAAACCCGGCTCTAGTTCTTTAACTAGTTGTGATCGTGATATTGCCATAGTTTATCTCCTTTATTACGCTATACCTGTACCACTTCTAAAGAAGTGATTGTTGATTCTAACAAGAATGTTTCCGTTAGTCGCTGTAGTGTCAGAGTTATCTGGATCTTGCGAAATATCAATCGCTTGAACTACGAAAGTAGTTGCAGTTCCAGAAGTTCCTTGATCTAATTGCGCTTTCGAAATACCTGTTTGTGTAACTCCAGTAGTATTTGTTATACCGTAGTTTTTAAACAAGCCACTTCTTGCAAATATCCCACTTGAGTCTGCCAAAAATACTGCATCTGGATCGTCAACAACGAAAGCAGTGATATTGCCTTCAGTTGGTGTAACTGAACCAGGGTAGTAGTTTTTGTAAGTAGGCTTCTGAGTTGTTGGGTCGTTATAGAACACCCCGTTGAATACTCCAATAACAGCAGTTTCAGGTGCTCCAGAAGGGTCATACTTTTCAATATTACCGTTAGAAGTTGGTACAACCAAATCTCCTTGGTAAATTGCAGTAGTGTCTCCGGCCTTAACTGTATATCTGTTTTGAGCTCCAACAAGTGGTGTACCGTCTAGTTTTCTGTACGGTCTAAGACCGAACTGTTCCGCTACGTTTGCCATATGTTTTTTCTCCTATTTAAACATTTATTACAATTAAGAGTTCCGATCGTAGGTAGTTATTACTAAAAAATTAGTTTTTATTTCTACCACCAAAGGTAACTCTACTTTGCCTATCAATATTGATCGGCATTTCAGGTCGTTGTTCCTTCATTAGATCATTATCAACCGCGGTCATTTGATCTTGAGTAATTCTATTGAAATACTCGGCACGGCTTTTTAATATCTCTTCAGGTATCCTTGCCAACACAAGGCCTCCAATTCCAATACATCCTGCATATTGTCCCTGCGAAATTGTCGGATATTTGTGAATATCAGCTGAGTTTTTAATCTCCTCTGCTCTTACAAATTCCCAACCTTCTCTGAATTTTTTAGTTACATTAGCTGTATCCTCAAATCCAGCCACACTCGTTCTTATCCAACGATGGGCATAACCCTGTGGTGCAGGTGGTGCATCCAAACTGGATGGTGGAGCCCAGGCACTAGGTTTCTTTTCAGTATTTCTAGTTTCTGACTCGCGTGAGGTTCTTTTTATATTATCCATTTGCATTCTCCTTCACGTATTTTGCGTATTCCTCTAGTGGCACCCCTAGTTTTTTAGCGATAACTATTTGTGACTTGGTGAGTTTCACTGATCGGCGTCCGCTTTGGTTTCTTTGTGCAGAAGCAACAGTCTGGACGGGTTTCTTTTGCTCCTGTGGTTGACTAAATTTATGAGGAAAGTTTTCCTTCATAACTTTATCAATTTCATTATAATACTCATCACTCTCTGCGTCAAACCCCTGCTCGACAAGATCTTGGTGAGCTTGAAACGCTGCACTCGTCATGATTCTATCTGAACCAAACCATTCATTCTTCTCAGCCCAGCTTTTTGCTTTGCTAGAAGGTTGTGCGTAAGTAGGATTTTGAGGTTGTTGAGTTTGTTCAGCTGCTTGAGATTTTGCTTTTTCTTCTTTAGCTTCCTCTTCTGCAGCAGTTATTTTAACTTTTTCAGCTTCAACAGCTAATTGAGCAATTCTTGAGTTAGCTTCAGCTATTTTATCTGCATCTTGTTCAGCAATAGCATCTCTCAATACAGCTTTAGCTTTCTCCTGTTCAGCAGATACTCTTGCTGAAAATTGTTCAATATAACTTTTGCTTGTTTTAGAGAATCTAGTATTAGTGTTATCTAATTCTTTTTTAATGCTTTGTGCATAATCGATAGCAGCTTTTTCTCTTCTTTCAGCTTCTCTAACTTTAAAAGTTAACTTATCAATTCTTCGTTTTACTTTTTCTGAGACATCAGATAAATCATCAACCTTTAATTCTGATTTAGATTCTTCTGTTTGTTCAACTGTGATTCCTTCAATACCTTCTTTTTTAGGTTCTGTGTAACCTAAATCAACTTCTTCGTTAGGTAATTGAGGTTCAGTAGATTCTGTTTTTTGTTCTTCAACTTCTACTGATTGTTCGTTTACACCGTCAGTGTCTAATTCCACCTGTGGTGATTTTTTAGTTTCTTCTAGTTCCATAGTAGCTCCTGTTTTAATTGCGTATGTTTAGTATGCGTGCAAGATATCCTCCGGATTGTTAATCTTAGCGATTATCTCGTCATCGTTTAGAATACGAACTTCTCCGCCTTCTATTTTAAATCTAGATCCAGCGTACCTTCCAAAGATAACCCAATCTCCTTTTTGACACCAAGGTCCGTTAGGAAATTTTTCTTTGTCTTTGTAGCATAGATCCCCCATCTTCAATACGTATGCACATACGGTTGTCATCTGTATTGTTTCTTGAGTTGTATCAGCAAGATATAGACCGCCTTTAGTTTTTTTAGGACCAGCATATGGTAAAACTAAAATACGATAACCTGTAGGAGATGGAAGCCTGTCAAGAAGATTTTTATCCTTCTCTACATTCTTTGCATCTAATACGGTATTTTCTATTTCGTCTCGTGATTTGTAAGCATTAAGTAATGCTTCTGTTTTTTTAGGTACTTCCTTTGAAGTCTCTAAGTTCTTTGTCATTTAGTTGCTCCTGTTTTTTCTGCAGGTCATTAAGATCCTGAAGCAAAGACTCTAGGCCTTTGATTTGTCCTCTAATATAATGAAGTTGCTCTAATTTGTCAACAGAGTACACAAGAGTATCTTTAAGAGAATCTATTCTCTTATCAACTAGTCTTTTTATTAATTGATAGTCTAATTCCATTAATTTCTTTTAAGTGCTATTTTATTTTTACCTTGTTTTAGTAACATAAAACCATATTCATTTACAATTATTTTTAAAATTGTATCCATATCATACTTAGGATAATCATCAAAGACGAACACCGTACCAGCATGAGATCGTTCAGCAAAAAATACAGATTCTTTAATCACATCAAAAGACTTATGGGGTCCATCAAAATGAACTAAATCATATTTGTTAATTATCTCTTTTTCATTTCTATAAATAGGAACACCATCTGGAAAACGTTTCATAAATTCATCATCACCCATAGGAAACAATGTAAAATTTTCATAATCAATATCTTTTATTAATTGTAGCTTCATACTGTTGGTATAATCACAAGTATAAGATCCTGAATTATCGTAATGTTCATAATTTAAATTACCGTATGGATCTATTCCAATATGCCAATGATTTTTATTTTTAAGAGCATCTAAAATTAATTTAGTTCCAGCTCCTTGTCTAACACCTATTTCACAAGTAAATAGTTTTTCATTTTCTAAACTATCACAAGCTTGTTTTAGAATTTCGTATTCAACACTATCACCTTGAATCATGCAAGGGTTATATACTAATTGTAGGGTTTGTAAATAGACTTAATTTTTCCTTGAGCTACTAATTTTTTACGATCGCCTTTAGTTAATTTAGAATAATCTATTTCAACTTCTTTGTTTAAAACTAAAGGTTTTTTCTTAAATAAATTTTTAATCCACTTAAACATTACTTTCTTTTTATTAAATCAGTTGCTTTAAGTCCGTAAACGCTCGCTATGACGCCCACAAAAATTGTTTGATACCAAAATGGTAACTGTGAAAAGTATTCAAAAAACAATTGCATTTTTTCCATAGCTGCTGGGTCATCTGAAAATACTGCCCACGCTAAAAGTACAATGGGTGCTGAAAGTAATAATAAAATAAATTCGTCTTTCCAGTCCGATTGCCTTGCTTCTAATAATTTGCCTTGATACTCGGCTTCACCATTTGCCATTTTTTCTGCATGACGCATTTGTGCATCCGCCATTAACATTTTAGTTTTTTGACGATTTTTAAATATATGAGAGCCAGCTTGAACGGCTAATTTAATAGCACCGAACCACATTAGAATACTCCCTTAAATCCTGTTCCTCTTATTGCTGCTTTGGTTCCTCTAACTCTTATAGACTTACCATTACTTGCTTGCACTACTGAACAAGGTGGATTAGATCCATCTGGACATAATCCTCCTCCACTGTCTCCACCTAATTGAGTAAAGGTAGGTCTAGCAGGTGAATAATCATTTAAATTTTTTCGATTGTTTATTCCTAATGAATCTAATTTATTAGACACAGTTCCTGTAAGAGGTTCAATAATATTTTTGGCTACCCTCATTGCACCTAAAGGTATATCTAAAGCTTTACTAACTCCAAATGTTGCAACATTTTTTAAAACTCCAGCTCCTTTAATCGCTGTATCTAAAGGACTTGGTCTATCAATTAATTTTTCTGCAGCTCTAACGTTACCTGCTCTTACTTGAGCTCTTTGATTTGCATTTTGTTGTGGACTTCCTTTATCTTGAGCAGGGCCTACACTTCCGTAACCTCTACTAGCTCTTTCCTGTGCTCTTTCAGGAGCACCCATATCAGCCCCACCACCATATCTCATTTTGATTGGTGGTACGTTGGGGTTTGGGCCTCTTAGTGGTGGAGGCCCTGATCTTTTGCCAGAAATTTTATGCTTTTTTGACATTTTTATTTTTCTTTAATGCTGCAAAGTCCGCACCTGTAATTTTATTTGGTGGTGGAGCTGCCGCTGCAATCTTTTGTTGTTTAGGTGATAACTTAGTTTCGCCACCTGTAGATTTTTTATCTGTTTTAAATTTATTTTTAGCTGTTTCGTATCCAATACCAATTCCAGAACCAACTTTAATTGTTAGATCAGCTATTCTTCCAATTGGAGATCTTTTAAAAGCAGTTTTAAATATGTTTTTAGTTGCTGATTTTAATTTTTTTCTTCTATTTGTAAATGTATCTTCTTTTGCAGGTTTATTTGAAGATAGCGTCATTCTTCTATTAGTAAATTCATCAGTTGAAGATAATTTTAATCTTCTATTTATAAATTCAGTACTTGGACTGTTTTTATTTACTGTTGTGTATAAATTTTTATAAAGGTTATCTAGCCCCAGTTTTTTTCCCGACATTTGTTTTCTCCATTTTTTCTCGAGCAACTTCTAATCTCTTATCAGATTGCTCATCTTGTGTTTCTAATTTTAATTTATCAAAATCTAATTTCTCATCAAATTGATCTTGATTTTGTTCTAGCTTCATACTACCCTCTTGAGCACGTCTTTGTAAATCCATAGCTCTTAAATCTAATTCTCTTTGTTTCAACATGATTACAGGGTCGCTTTTCTGTGCATCCATCATAGTTTCGTTCTGTGCTAGCTCTGCAGTTATCTGTGCAATCCTTTTTGCTACTTCAGAATTGTACATAGATTGAAATGCTTGTGGATTTTGTTGTGCCATAGCCATTAAATTAGGATCTTGTTGCATCATAGCCATAACTTCAGCAGATGCTTTCATAGAAACGTGTTGAGAGATGTGTCCTTGTAGATTTGCATACACCATAGGGTTAATTTGCACCATTCTAGTTCTCATAAACGCAGAATGGGCTGCAATATGTGCGTCATGGTCTTGATCTGGATATGCAGTCATCGGTAACATCTGTAAAGCTTCCATATTTTCAATTGCAGGGTCTTTTGGAAACGGTTTTTGCTCTGGTTTTAGGATTTGAGGTATTTCTTTAGTGCCTAAAGCCTCATAAACACGTCTATAAGCTTCATGTAGGTTGTGAAGTTGTGGATTTGACTGCGCAATTTGTAATTGTGTTTGTGCTAATGTCACTCTTTGCGACATTGAGAAGATATTTGGGTCTGCAACCGGTAAAATATCTACTCGGTCGTCAAAATCTACCACTTTAATGACTCTCTCAGCCCCGTAGACAGCGTATGGATACTCAGGTGGTAGGTATTCAGCTATAATTTGACCTAAAAGCTTAAATTCTTGCTTCATTGCATAGTAACAACGCTTGTGAATAGCGCTCATTACCCTAGAACCTCTCTCTAAAAGAGCAATTGTAGTGCCAACAGCTGCCGCTTGGTTACCATCACCGACTTGTTGGTCAGCAATTGATGCAAATCTTCTTCCTGCATCTACACAAAAACCTAAAAGATTGAATAAAGTTGTGCTTGGTTCTTTAAAAGGTAGTAATTGAAACTGATCTCTGATGTTTCCACCTGGTGCATCAACGTCTCTGAACTCTCCAGGTTGAATTGGTTGGTCATCATCTCTAATTCTCATGCCTCTAGACTTAAATCCAGCAGGTAAGTTTGATAATGTACCCGCATCAAGTAGCTGTCTTAGAGCAGTAGTTGCTGTTCGAGACAGGCCACCGATCATGTGAATTAAACCAAAACCATAAAATCCTAAACCAGGTAAGAATTTGTAATGTGAAAAATATTCTTTTCTAATAAATTTGTTATCACCTTCTCTGTAATTTCTATAAATAGATAAAATTTGTCTTGTACCTTCTTCAATAGTTACGACATAAGGTATTTTAATATTAATTTTGTCTTCGTCATTCTCTGCAATGTAGTCAGATAAGTCTAAATCCACATGCATTTCTAAAACATTGTATATATAATCTTTTGATTCAACAGGTTTAATACCTTCTAGTTCATTGTACTTATCTTGAATTTTGTTTTCTTTTTTTTGAGGTTTCATTAGATCTACTTGTCTATAAAAACCTGCTGCCATTTTCTTTAATAAATCATTTTCAGATTGTTTTAATACATGTGTAATTCTTGGTGCATCTTTTAAGTCGGTTGCATAATACGGTACGACTAAATCTTCTGCAGGTATAAATTTAGATACTGCTCTTTCTAATACTGAATCGTAATATATTTTTTTAAATGCAGAACCTGCAAGTGGTAAATAAAATAACAACTGATCAAACTCTGGAGTATACTCTTCCATCTTCTCCATGATTTGAAAGTTCATGAAATCTTTTACTCTTTGTGCTTGAGCTTCAGTTTGTTCGTTTTGTAATCCAACAATTTTAGTTTTTACTGGACCATCACTGGGTAATAATTCTTTGTAAGCTTGTGCTTGAAATTGTGTAACGGCTTCCGATAACAAAGGATGAGTAACATTACTTGCACCTTTGAAAGGTTGTGTAGTCGATTTATATTTAAACCCTAAAAGGTCTAAACCATTTCTGTACGTATCTTCCCAATCTTTTCTTGATTCTCTATCGCTATCATATTCAGAAATTAAATCTGAAGCTAATTGTGATAAAGCTTTGTCATCAATATCTTCTGCAATGTTTGCATAGAAGTCCTGTTCAGATTCTTCTGTTACTTCTTCTTCACCTTCTTCAGGTGGCAAAGTTACAACAGCTTCTTCTTCAACATCAACTTCTTCGTTGATTGGATTATCGGATTCAATAGCCATTATGTAATTTTAGTTTTTTTATTCTTTCCCATTTTGCATTTAGCCATGACGTATTTTCCATTTTTAGCATACATCATTCCGCCAGCTTTAGCGCCACCCATGCCAAATTCAAAAGCATCATCAGTATCACCAAAATATCTTGTTTTTTGTCCGCCTGTTGTATTAGCAACAGGACTAGTTAAGAAATTTTTGATTTTATCCATCATACCAATCTTGCCTTGTTTAACGCCTTTGCCACCCTTCATAATTGGGTCGTCGTATCTTTTTCTGTATATGTTGCTTAATGCACTTCCTCTGCCTTTATCAATATTGATTCCGGTATCTTTACCACCAAGCATTTTAGACGCTCCGTAAGCTGCAGCTCCAATGGCCGCTGCCTTACCAGCTTTCTTCAACATTTTTTTTAACTTAGCCATAATTGTCTCCTATAGGTTTATTACAGCAGTGTAAAGCATTTTATGCCAAAAATCTATAATAGCGAAGTAAAAATGTTCCTCTGATCTACAAATCCACCTTCGTACATATAAGCTTTCATTGGTAACAAGAACTTTTTAAGTGTTGCACTATCTGCAATCAGAGTAGGCACCATTTCATAGACATCAGGATTATTAGGCCCCAATTCTTTAATAATTAATTGACCAGAATTAGCTTCTGATTTTCTCATCTTCAATAAGTTTTCCGCTTCCTCTAAAGTATCTGCTGCAGCTAAATGATCTTCATAAATATACTCATCTCCAATTTTTTTATTGTAGTGCGCTTTACCTGCCTCTACCGATCTTCTATAGTTAGTAGAATCTTTTGATGAAATTACTTGAATAACTTTAAATGGTTTTTCTGGATTACTTTTAGGCATTGGGAACATTTCAAATTTAGCTCCATACTGTTTAGCTATTCTTTGTAAAGGTTCTACCATCAATGCAAACTTTTTAGTTTTTTCAAACTTACCATCCTTATTTTTAATTAAAGCCCTGCCATCCATTAAACCATAATTAATCTCATCTCCAGTTTTACTAATGCTAGGCATCTTAACACCTTTGTTCATTGAACTTGGTACAATAGAGATTGCATTAATATCTCTTTCTGCCATGGTACGTAATAAATTTTTAACTGCATAATCTGGCCAAGCTTTCGCTAAAGGTCCTGCAGTAGTTTCATCAACCATACCTTGATTCATTAGTTTACCCATGCCTGATTTTTCTAATTGACCAATCTCATAATTTACTCTTGCAAGTTCTTGTTGTTGCTTTCTAGTCAATCCTGCAACTCCTCTACCAAGTTCTTGGTAAGGTGCAATCTTATCCATTAATTCTTGTCTTTGTTTTTTTAAAATATTTAATGGTGCATCTATGTTAAATGTATTTATTTTGTTTCTAAAATAACTATCTCTTGTACTTGCTTCAGCTGCAAACTGTGGTGAGTGTAAATCTGATTGTACTTCTGAAACTCTAATATGTCTTTTACCTGGACCTAATTTAGGATTCGGTAAATCATCGTATCGAATAAATCCAATCTCATTATCAATGTAATGAGGTGAGTCTAGTTCTTTAAATTGTCCGCTTGTTGTATTTGGAACTCTTTTTGAATAATACACAACATCTTCAGTAAAGTTTTCTCCTGCATCTAGCTTGTAATTATAACCCGAACCTGTTTTATATTCTGGATAAAAAGTATCTTCTTTAGATCTTCTTAATTTAAATCCTTCAGGTTTAGGAATTCGTTTACTGTAGTTATTATAGTTCCCTGTAAGTCTATTAAATTTAACTAATAGATCTGCAAACGGTTTAGGGTCATTTGCTCCTGCACCTAATTGTTGTAGATTTTTTTGTACTTTTTGAATCACAGTTGTATTAAGAGGATTTCTTTGTCCGAACATAATTGTAGCAATTGAATCTAAAGTATCATTAATGTAATTGCCTTCAGGAATTCCATCCATTCCAGAAGCTCTTACTGCATCATTAACCTCTTTTTTAAAAGTTACCATTTCTCCATCAGGATTGCCTCTAACACCTAAACGAATTGTTTTTAAATCATTTATTGGAGAGTTTCTAACCATCGTTAGTAAAGTATCTCTATCGATAGGTATATTGTTATCTTTAGCTGCTTTTAAAAAACCACCAGTTGGTTCCATAACTTCTTCATACTTTTGTCTTCCTGGTTTTTGTCCTGGAACCTCTCTTACCGGTTTAGGTTTTAATGTTTTCTTTAATGTAACGATATTTAATTCTTCTAACTCATCAGGTGCTACTCTACGAGAGACCCCTGTTAACGGACCAGTATTAACTCTTAACTGAGGATCCATTCCTTTAGACAACCAACTAATCCATTCATCTGCAGGTGCTTTATCAAATGGTGCTTCCATGATTCTATCGTAAGTCGATGAACCTACAATTGGATTTAAATTCATTCCTGTTCTTGTAGAAGAACTATAACCTTTACCTTGTGTGAAAGGTATATTAATGACTTCACCAAATTTTGATTTAGTTAATGCAGGCACTGGAGTTGTAGTAATTAACTCTTTGGATTGTCCGGTGGCCGTTGGTATGTTACCTATCTCATTTGGTTTAGTTGATGAGACAGGAATGTTTTCTACTCTTGATTTAGAAGGTAATGAAAACTTTGTGTATACTTCTTTTTCTTTTGGTCTTTTTAAAAATTGTCTAACTCCAGGTATTCGTCTTGCTAGAATGCCTGTTCCTACTATACTAGCACCGAGTGCTGCTAACCCGCCAATCGACGACGGCTCCGTGTCATCAACAATGATAGACGAATCCTGTTTGACCAGTGGCGTTGAGCCTCGTTTAATTTGACTAACAAAAGATTCAAACGGATCATTGAATGGGTCGGCCATTATTTTACTCCATTAAACTTTGTACCTTGGATGGCCACTCCGCCACCTCTTGAGAATTTCTTTTTCCACTTCACTCCAAAAAAATCTTTACCTACTTCAAATTGAGTTTGACCTTTTGTTTCGTCGGGTATGAGATTAGCTTTTTCATCAAGTGTAGTTTTTGATTTTGTAATTTTAAATCTTAAATCACCATCAGCAGGATTTTCAATTAAATTTTTAATATCTTTTCCTGTAATAGTTTTACCACCATAGTTATTTTTATTATCAGAATTGAAACCTATATTATAGGTATACATATCATCTATGGTAGATTTTTTATTTTTAGGCATTAGAAAATACCTTTAAACTTAGTACCTCTCACTGCTGCACCAGCACCTTTAGAAGATTCACCCATGCATGATGCACAACCACAAGCATCGGCGTCACCACCCATACTAAAAGTTTTTGCACCTTCAGGTCTCATATAATCTTCTGGAAATTCTTTAGCGGGGTCAAATACTTTACCATCAACAATAAACGGGTCTCCAACATATGAAATATTTTTATTACCCATTGCCATATCTCTAGCTTTAGGCATTTTTTTCTTTTCAGCTTTTGAAGATCCGCTTTTTCTATTTATAACTTTATATTCTTTACCTTTAATATTAAAAATAAGTGAAGGATCTGATGGACCTTGAGAAGGTGTTCTCTGTTTAACTGTTCCTGTGATTTTTCCAGGCATCTTCTTTTTCTTTCTAGAAGGTAAAGGTCTTGGCTCGCCCGTATCAATTTTATCTGCTGTAGTAATTTTATATTTAGGATAAAATTTATCATCAATTGGATTTGTCTCAGCATTGTTTACTGCTTCCATCATTTTTTTAGCTTGTTCTGCTGTCAGTTTACCCATAATATTTATACTCCCTTTCGATCTGCATTCCTTCAGGTTCATCCAAATATGTAGAAACGAAATTTCCTTGACGGTATCTTAACACAGCTTGTGTGGTACTATCAACATAGTCATCGTGCTGAGCATATGGAAATGCAGCGCATTCTTCAATAACTTCTAAAGCAAATCTAGCATCTTCAGGATAATATACGTTTGCAGATTCAAATACAGGGGCACAAGCATTTACTCTGGAATGCTTATCTTTACCTCGTGTTGGAATAAAATCCATTACAGGAATCCCTGCACGTCTAAGTTCTTGAATTAAAGATTGTCCAGAAGCTTTAGCCTCAACGATTACTGATTCAGGTTCCCAATATTTATAAGCTTCAAAAGCTACTGCTTTAAGTTCTGGAAAATCCCAACGACCTTTTTCTGCATCTAGAAGTATCAAACAATTCTCTCCAGGCGTCGGTTCAAATATTCCCCAAGTTGTAATAGCAGAATAGTCAGCAGATTCTTTTTTAGAAAATGCAGTATCATAACTTTGAATAACATGTTTTAATGCAGGCACTTTACCTTTCCAAGGTTGCCACCATTCTCGTTTTAAGATTGCACCTTCTTCGGCAACTGGGTCCTGCATGTATTGTGCGTTCCAGTTTCTTGGAACGATAGATGCTTTAACTGCTTCTAATTCTTCTAATGACCAATACTCAGGCCAAACAGGATTACCTGATTCTAGTATTGCAGGAAATTCTATTAACTTCCATTTGTCAGCCTTAGCTTCAGATTGGGACTTCAATAGTCTACCAGTCAAATCATCTTGTGCCCATCTTGTCATTACCAAAAGAATGGAGCCACCTGGTTGTAAACGTTGTCGTGGTCCTGAGTTGTACCACTCATATGCTCTTTCCATGGCAGAGTCTGATAATGAGTCTTGCTCAGTATGTGGATCGTCAATAATAAGTAAGTCCGCCCCTCGTCCTGTGATAGAACCGCCAACACCCGCTGCAAAATATTCCCCACCATGATTGGTCTCCCAACGTCCTTTTGCCTTACTATCTTCACGGAGTTTAACATCTCCGAAAATACTTTTGTACTCCTTGCTATCAATTAAATTTCTTACCTTGGAACCGAATCTACCAGCAAGTTCTGCGTTGTGTGAAACTTGCATAATTTTTTTCTTAGGAAACTTCCCTATGTACCAAGCAGGAAACAAATAAGATGCGAATTCAGATTTAGTATGTCTAGGAGGCATATTAACAATGAGCCTCCCTTTTGAGCCTCTTGCAATCTTAGTTAGCTCATGTGCAATGTGTTGATGGTGCCCCCACTTTTTTGGGTCCCTTTCTTTTCTACAAATAAAATCTGGCCAAACGGTTTGAACAAAATATAAAAAATTGTCCTGACACATTTTTATGTGTTCAATATATAATTTTTCTACACGATCTCTTAATTGATCTGTTGTTAATGTATCTAGACTCATAAGTATTTATATATCTATACATGTATGAAATCGATTGTAAAGTCCAAGCGTCAGGTACCATATAAACAAAAAAAGGGGGGTGGGGTGTCGGGTTGGGTGTTTGGTGGTTGTTGGGTGGTTGGTACCTCTATTGAGGTCGCGAATAGGATTGCGTGGCGACATGGTCGCCACGCGTGAGGGATTTGTTAGCTGTTATTTGGTGGTTGGTTGCCTATTAAGATATTAACCACATCAGACATTTTATTAACAACTCTATTTCTAAAGTCATCAGCTAATGGATTGCCATTGTTGATTAAGATAAATTCCTCAACAGCACTTTCCAATAGTTTATAAAGTAATTGCCAATTAAGAGATTTATCAACCCCATTCTCATTTAAGAGTGATTGCACTCTAGTTTGGTCAATGCCTCTTTCTTGCATTTTACTTTGTATCATTTGAGATAAAACACTCATTGATGGTAAGTTATTATTGTCATTATTATTTGGCATTTTGTTCCTTTCTTTTTTCTTTTTCTAATTTATCATCAAAAGGTTTTAACTCAACTGTTTTGATTTGTTTATAAAAGCCATTAATCAACATTTGCAAATTCTTATCGCCTTTAGAATTAACAAACTCAATAAAACTTTTACTATCAAATCGTCTTTGAGTTCTTTCTATTTTTTGAATGTATTGATTATCATTTAAAATAATCACATTCTTTTTTAGGATATCAAAGAAAGCACCAACTAATTCTTTAGTGTCAGCTTTCAAAGTTTGATATTTATTTAACAAGTAAGATTGCTCAATGTATGCTTTACAAACTTGTTTTTGCCCTTTGTCTAATTGAGGGACTTTTTTTGTTTGTGTCGTCATTTGTTTTTTGTCCTTTGTTAAGTGTTAATCTATAAAATATAGATTTAAAAAAGAGTTTAGTTATTTTTTAATTAATTGCAAATCTTTTATTTTTTTTATTTTTACTAAAAAAAATTCTTCCATAGAGCCACGCACATTAAGATTTAGACCTCAATGCGACCTAGACATCATGGCAAATTTTTTAAATTTCCAACGAACTGAACTGGCGAAATTTTCCCAGCTGGAACTGGGTGCCAGTCCTTTACGATGGAATAACGAGGAATGCAAACGTAACGACAACGAGAACGAGGAACAGCATTAGAGATAAAACCCTCTCTTCAGTCTTGTGACCTCAGCATGAATTTCTGTTAGCTTTCTTTCATCGCATCTATCGATGAACTGCTTGATCTCTTCTCTTTTCTTTTTGTTAGCTTCGTACTTTCTAGCTTTGTTTTCATCTTGTACTTGGAAATGTGTTTCATTTTGCTCTGCCATTTTATTTTCCTCCTTTAAATAATAATTTAATTCATTGGCTGTTCGAAAAGTTTTCCATTTAAAATTCCATCCTTTAGAATTTCTGATTACCGGAATCCATTCGTTGTTTTGATAGTCTTTGACTCTGTAGTCTCTGTTACTATAGTTTTCCATTTGTAATGTTGAGTATCTAGTCATTTAATAGCTCCTTTGTTTTTTTAAATTAATATCACATCTGTCTCCTGCTGCAAGAAAAAAATTAAGAAAGGTAGAACTTATGTACGCTGCCTTCAGGATCGCTGCTGGCCAGCTCTCTAGGAAAAGCACAGCAACCACGCCATTGTTCTTCAACGAGAAACGAGATTTGCTTTAGAAACTCTACCTTCTCCTGAACTGGCGTCCCAGCCCCTAAGTCAAAGAAAGAAAGGAAAACCATTGACAACCAACGAGAAACGAGGAAAGGTAATGTGAACTGCACCAGCTTCCGTTCCCAGCTGGTGTCTGGCGCCAGTCCCTGAACTGAAAAGTACGAAGGCTTCTACGAGAAACGAGAACGAGGATTAGGTGAGAGGTCTAAACAGGAGCTACTCTGACAAAAGACCTCTCGCCAAATCCTGTTGCCGTCGTTAGACGGCAACAAGTAAATTTAATTACCAACTACAGTCGTAACCAATCTCCTTACCATTCTGTAATTGTTCCTTACACCACTTGATAAATTCTTCATCTTGGGCTTTGTACTCTTTCACCTGTTCCTCTTGAAACTGTTGTCCCCAAAAGAAACCATCAGGTGCAAAGCAATCATAATAGCCACTCTTGACCTGTTCCTCTAGCCTCTTGACTATTTCCTCAGTGATTTTTACACCACCCTCGCCACCGTTAAAACCAAGATCAAAAGAACCGTCGCCCTTTCTATCTTTCTGTTTTTCAAACTCACCTGCGAAGAACTGTTGTAGTCTTGCGTGTTTTCTCCAATAAAAGTTTTCATGAACTTCGCCATTGCTATCACGAAAACCTGCGTATTGATCTAGTCCCATTTTTAACTCCTTTGTTATTTGTTAAACATCACAGTCTTATCATAGATGGGATAATTGTCAAACAAAAAAATTCACCGATCCAAAGAGCATTTCCTGAGCTGGTGCTGGCGCCAGGCCAGACAGGTAGTTCTCTGTATCCTGGAACATCATCACGAGAAAAACAACGAGGATCCAGAGGGCATATCCAGTCAACTCAGGATAAAGAATGGCACAGAATATGAGGATAAAGATGGCAAACATATCTACTCCTGCTTCGAACCAGCTGCCAGCTCCTGAGCTGCAGACTCTACGGCAAACCATGAGGTCCAATTCTTAAACGAGGCAGGCGAGAAAACGTCCTTGGGAAACAAGGACCCAACGCTAACTCCTGCAGCGTCAGCGGCTTCATCTAGATATTTCCAGATCTCTTCTTCATGTTCATTATAAAACGAGGTAGTGTCATCGTAATAAATTAAACCGGCGACTCCGCCTTCACATCCATGTTGAGCTATATCTGAAATGAGGAACTGCTCATGCAGTTCCCCTTCCTTTAACCATTCTTTTATCTTCCCCATGTGATTCCCTCCACATCTGTCTTAAACTTAACAATGTCACGTAGCTTTAAGTGTCGAAGTTTCTGTGGCTCGTTGTCGAGTAGCCCTTGACCCTTAAGTCGGCTGCCACTAGTAATGCGTACCCACATCTTTTCCGATTGCTTTTTGTCTTTAAACCATACGTAGACGTACTCACGCATCTTCGGCATTCGCTCTAGCTGTTTAATTTTGAAATATGTTTCTTTGCCGTGTTCGGGGCATGTGTACACAATGTTACTATCTTTTACCATGATATCACCCCCGTTAAAGTTAGAATGACAAAGACCACCGAAAGCACTGTGGCTTCGGGTATTAAGTTGATTATTTTATTTTTCATTTTTAACTCCTTTGTTGTTGCCGAGCAGTGAGAGAGAACATAACTAGCATACTAGTATATCGATAGCCCCTCATCTCACCCTAGGCTACGCTCGTTGCTCGACATTACATAGATAAGACCTCGTGGGATAAATGTCAAGAACTTTTTTTAAAAATTTTTTAGTAAGATCAGATGATCCTGAGCTGGCACGCCAGCTGGGGTCTGGTACCAGCTGCTACGCTGCAGGGGGGTTGGGCTAAACGAGAAACGAGAAAACGAGAAACGAGGATTTGAAACGAGAAAACGGCCACCGAAGATTAATCCGGTGGCCGACAAAGAGGCTAAAAATACTAAGTGAGGTTTCGCGTACAATCTCCTCATCCGGATCGGGAGCGCCAGCTTTTTCTCACAAAGACTTCTTGCAGTTACGCTTCTATCACAACGAGGATCCGTGTCAAGAACTATTTTTCACCAGCTGCCTCCTGAGCTCTGGCCAGGCCAGGGACGGTACGGGGTCCGGTGTTTGGTAAACGAGAACGAGGGAACGAGAAAACGAGGATGGGGACGAGGGATCCACGCCACCGGACACTCTGTAAAGTTTCAATAGCCTCTGCAAGAGGGTCTGATGCAGAATAAATATATTACCACCATGACGTTGATATTCATAAGCCCAAGCCATTTGGAATTTGGACAGTATCGGAAACTTGTCTTCTGTTGACTTCAATTCAATCCAAAAAGACTTAGAATCTATACACCCATGAACATCTGGAATACCTTGTACTGTTGAGCTTTCTATCCTTGTAAAATGTGCGTTTTTTATATGTTGTTTAACTCTTTGAAAGAGTAAAGATTCGCGTTTTTTTAAAGCCATTTATTTAAGACAAGGTACACCCAAAAAAGACACCCTGAACAGTAAGATTTTCACGTAAAACATCACACACTTCAAACAAATCCATTCCTTTTTCTACAGGAAGTTCAGATAATAATTCTTTTGTTACAGGAATTAAATAATACATTTCGTTTAAGAAAACAATGTAGTTCATTAATGAATTACTTTTATGGACTGTATGACTGATGTTGGAATTATAGTTGTGTTACCAATATTCTCAAAAGTTTCATCTGTTTTAGATTTGATGTAATCAGTAAATATTCTAGTCACTCCACCTTTCTGAGATACAAGATAACCTTTAGATACACAAGTAGGTAAGTTAGATTTCAATAGAGCTTTAGTGTCAGACCACCCTGCATCACCTTCGATATCAAACCAATGTATTTCTACAAAAGGATAGTCAGCAATATTTTTACCGAGCTTTTTAGTATTTAAAGGAATTGTTTTTCTATAAATTTTTGGTTTTCTTTTTGCCATTTTTAACCTCTACCTTTACAGTTCCAGTTGATACAAGCAGATGTGAGTTGTGTATTTGATTGAACACAGTAACCCATTGTCCACTATTCACTAACTTCTTCTGGTGTAACGTTAATGATATTCTTCGCTTCACCGATTTTTGATTCGAGTTCTGCAAAGCGTTTCTCAAGTTGTTCACGAGACATACCCTCCAAAGAATTGTTAGTAATTTCTTTTTTATCAACGTACATTCCTGCTAGTTGTCCTGAACGATACTCAGCATTAATTGCTGATGCGTATTGTTTTGATTTAGCAGCATCGTCACCGAATTTCTCGAATCTTTTAAATGACCTCAACGGATTAGCATATTTGTTTTTAGCTTCCGCAATTTTCTTTTCTAGATATCTTACAACATGTGGATTTCTATTTGGATTAGTTAATTTAGATGCAATCGTATGTGGATCTTTAGCTACATAGCCTGCTCTCTTAGCAGCTTCTGTTTTGCTGATTAGTCCATATTCAGCAACATAAATATCTACAAACTTCCTTTGTTTAGGAGTCAAATCGTGCATCGTTTTCAACACGTTAGGTTTTCCAGCCATGTTCTCAAATCCTCTATAAGATATTTTTAACTTAATTAAGACTGTATCCGAATTTAGGTATCTTGTCCACAAGAGTGACTAGTGTCACAAATGTCAGTGTATGTCACAAAATAAAAGTGTTTGTGACATCAAATAAGTAAGTAATATCAATGTAAATAGATTAAAAACAGTGTAGTGTCACAAGTGTCAGACATTCTGGGAGTATGATTAGTGGTAAAGAGGTAAAAATATCTTATATAGAATCGTTGAAAATAAAAAATACAGTAAAATCAACAAAAAGTAGTGTCACAAAATGTGACACTACTCTAATTTAGGCCTCATTGTGTCGGATAATACCGTTGGCCGTCGACATAATGATAATAATTACCTGTATTGTCATAATAGGTAATGTCTTCTGGCTCTATGTAATTTCTAGGTTTTACATGCCACAGTTTCATGCAGTTTAGAACGGTTCTAGATCTAGAACCGCCTAGCATATTCAATAAATCACTAACACTTAACTGTTTTAGCTCATACAAATTTAAACTAGGTAAATTAGCTTCTAATGTATCTAGTATCGCATTGGATTGAGCCATATCAAAAAAATGTTTAGCATCACGCAGAAACACTTTTTCGTGCTGAAGATCAACTTCAGACTTTTCTATTTTTTTGTTCATATAAATTATCTCTAATTTCACCAGATAAGTTGTCAATAATATTGTTTATAGGACAATCTTTCATTGACTTGTTTGTTTAAACCTATAAAAATAGATATAAATGATTATCAGAGATGAAAAACCAGCATTAAGAATACTATCACTAGGTGCAGGCGTTCAATCTAGCACTATGGCTTTGATGGCAGACGCTGGAGAGTTTGGAGTAAAACCTGATGCAGCAATCTTCGCTGATACGGGTTGGGAACCTAAACCAGTTCTAGATCATTTACACTATTTAAAATCAAAATTAAGTTACCCTGTATACATTACTAAAAAAGGTGACCTGGACAAAGATATCTTGAAAGCTTTGGCTCCTGGAGGCAATCAGTTCGCTTCAGCTCCGTTTTATACTTTGAATGAAAAAGGTAAAAAAGGAATGGGCCGAAGACAGTGTACAAGAGAATACAAAATAACGCCTATTGCTAAAAAAATTAGAGAAATTATGGGCTATAAACCTAGACAGAAAATGAAACCAACTCAGTGGGTTGAAGTGTGGATTGGTATATCTATGGATGAAGTTCAACGTATGAAACCGTCTAGATTTTGGTGGCAAGAAAATAAATGGCCTTTGTTAGATAAAAAAATGACAAGAGACGATTGTCTAAAATGGTATGAAGGTAAAGGATTTAACGTACCAGTTAAGTCAGCTTGTATTGGTTGTCCGTTTCATGATGATAGATTTTGGATTGACATGAGAGATAATAGACCTGATGAATTTGCAGAGGCGGTGTATTTCGATAAAGAGATGAGAAAACATAATCCTAAAATTAAAAATTTCGTACATAGATCCTGTGTGCCTTTAGATGAAGTTAAATTTAAAAATGATGATCAGGGTGATTTATTTAACCAAGAGTGCGAAGGTATGTGTGGACTGTAGACTGGTGTCCTGTGGCCGTTGTTCCTTATCCTTTTTCTTTTCTTCAGTATAATCTTTACATCGATCCGTTTCATAGTCCTTACGTTTTCTTAACTTCTCTAAATATTTTTCGAACCGAAGTATATCGTCAAGTGTCATCATATTAATTAGAATACTTTCTTTTTATCTTACGGTAAAGGTGTTTAAAAAATTTTCTATCTAAGGATTTAATCGGTGCAGCTAAATATAGCTTGCCGCAGTTCATTAATAGTTTTCGTATGCTTCCTGCGTTCATCTCTATCTTTAGCTTTTCTAAGTTTTTCATATTCCTTAGTGTATTTTATATTCAAATTTTGCTTTTTAGTAAAGAAAATATTTCCTCTCTCAAGAGCTTCTAAATACTTCATTCTTACGTATTTCGGATCCATTTCGGCCTGGAAACATACAAATTTAAAATCCTCACTGTTATTACAGAACCAGTCGTGAGCTTCACCTTTCAATACCGACTCCGTTCTATTCTGATTCGTAATCATAACATCTTCTAAGGCCATTGATATGACTGCTCGCCATATTCTAATTTCTGGATCTGGTGTGTTTTCAATTAGCTTTTCAGCTATTACTAAACCCATAACTTTTAAAACTTTTGTTGATATATTCATGTAGCTCCATATCGCTACGAATATGTCTTTTTAATTTCAATGTCAAGAATAAGGGGTAGCGCTAGTCTCCCATGCCCTACCCCTAAGAAAGGAGTTGATTAATGAAAACAAAATTTCAATCAACGTTTTAATTTTAAATTAATTACATTGCCCTGTAAAGTCTTTTTATACCGTTTTTTGCGGTGTTCTTTCTTAATTTTTATAGCTAAATTAACAAATTCAAAGCCGTCAGGAGACATCCCAAACTGGTGTCCTACAAATAATAAACTCATCACAGAGGTCACTTTAGAATATTCTACAGGATCTAGATTTTCTGCTAATATTTCTAATGCGTTATCCAGTTGATTTTTTGTGGTTCTTTTGCTCATAAGATCTCTCCATTTTTTTATCGATTAGCTTATCTATTACTTGTCTCTTCCTCACTCTTAAATATCTTCGCTTAACATAGTTCAATATTTTCTGTGCCATTTCATATTGTCCATGTCTGGTAATTGTATTTTTCCAACTTGGTCTAACTTTAGCTCGGTTAAAACAAAATGCGTCTCGTTGAGAAGTTTGTTCTAATCGAAGTTCAATACCTTTACGTTCATTTGGATACATTACCCAAGGTGTTTCAAAATAAGTATCTCGTATTTCTGGATGAACGTTAGTACGATCTAACCACTTCGCTATTCTTTTTGCGTTTTGTATTTTTAAAAATTTTTTAATCATAACGTTTTGCTCTCTCTCGTTTATGCCTTTTTTCTCTTCGATAATCAATATAATTTTGTTGTCTTTTTATAACATGATCATTGATATATACGAACCAAGGCATTTCTTGTTTAAAAAATCCTTCGTAAACTGAAATATAACCTTTTATTTCTATATAGGATAATTCATACGGACAACTATCTCCATTAGCATTTACAGGTGGACTAAATTTTTTAATCCATCGTTTTTCATAATGTTGTCTAATTCTAAAATCTTTATCTTTAACTTGCATGATTCTCATGTATGCAAATATAGGACCTATACCTTTAGGTCTTTTACCACTTTTTAAAAAAGCTTTATAATAATGATCCAAAACTCTACATAAAGGATTTATACTTTCACCAATGTAAAGTAATTTATAGTCCTTATCGAATAAAAAATATAAGCCAGGCAAGTTATGTTTAACAAAATTTACCTGGCTTACAGTATCAGAAAATGGGATTAGTTTAGATTTATTTACTACCATTTTTCTTTAGCAATTGAGAAATATATTTTTCAGCAGGCATACCTTTCTTCTTAGCTTGATATCCTGCATAATCTTTTACCAGTTTTGAAATCATTCTTGCTGGGTTTCTATCTTT